ATTCTTCTTGAATTTGAACTATGGCTAGCTCATTTTTTCTCTCCATATGAGTGTAATAATACTTATCACTCATGTCTTTAATATTCTTTTAGACAATAAAGAACAACAGAGTAAGTGTCCCCACTAGTGTGCCCTACAGTCGTAAACTGTATATCTCCAGTTTTTCCTCCAGCAGCCGCCACGTTAGGAAGACCGCTAATATCCGAATAATTTAAAGTATCCGAATAATCAGCGGGTAATTGAGCGGCAATAACATCAGTGGAGGCATCCCAAAGTATTTTTACGCCCATGCCAACATTTGAAAAAATGATTTTTTGAAGTCTCACTCCTGTACAAGCAGTACCATCCTGAAGAGAAGATAGTGCCGATACATCTACTTTAACAACGGCAGCTTCTCCGCTTGCATCACTGGTATTGGTACAATATATTACGGCAGTTCTAGCACCGTCGATTATTGTTGTTGCTGTTACAGCATCAGCCATGGCCTACTCCTTAATCTCCCCCGAAAGAACCATCATCTTATATTTGGTGGTTCCGGGGGCAGGAAAGTCCTTCTTGGAATTAATTCCATAGGAGCGCAAAACCAAGGTGTCAGAGCAGAGGTTGGTATGTTAGCAGTTGTCGTGGTCTTGAGAACACGATCAACGTAAAATTCAACCTGACCCGTTCCTTTTACGATAAAACCAAGAGTACGAGTGTTGGTAATATTGGAACTTGCTTCCGCACCGTCAGCAAAATCAACGCCCGTATCCGTCTTAGTTTCCGTTCCACCGCTATCGCAGTTAGCATAAATATCAGCGGCACCCTCAACCAACAAGAAACCAATCTGGTTACTTGCCGTGAAGGGGACGCCCGTGGCAAAAGTTCCATTCTCGGCAAGGCCAACAAACATATCCATGTCATCAGCATCCGCCACAGCAACCTTCGCTTCAAAAAAGATAAGCTTGCTTGCTTCGGACAAAAAGATTTCGTTACCTTGAATAGCACCGCCGGAATTGTCGGTTGAACCATCCCCCAAAGATTTTGCCCAACCGCCAACATGGTCAGCCAGAAGGGTTAATGTTCCACTATTAAGAACAGACTTAGTCCAGTCATCAGTGTCATCAATATCAACACCTGTGAAGTCATCATATTTGAAGACATAGTCGGGATTCATCTGAATCGGGAGATTCTTAAACCAAGAACCAAGGCCGGTAGAATCACTGCCGTGGCCGCTGTACATAACAGGACCAGAAAAACGAGTTGTACCCATAACAAGGTTCCTTCCTTACAAAGGTTTTGCCCTAGAGTCTTGTAAGCGTCTGCTGGGCCAGTCGCTAGGGCTATGAGTCCCAGAAATCGGGGGAGAGGTCACCCCTCTCCCCCTTTTTCGTTGATTACGCTCCGGGAGATCCGAAGATACCGCGAGGATCCGACCAACCAAAAACATAGCGTTCACGGGCCTTGTACCTCACATTGCCGGTATCGAAATCGCCTTCCATGGAAGTTCTAATCGGGGTGCGATTAAAACCTTTAAGTCCACGTTATCCGCCGTCCCAACGCGATGAGTGGATTCCAGCAAGCGATCTACGGTGAATTGAAGTTCTTTTGGAACAATCATTTTCAGACCGCGTACCGCCACTTTCAGTCCTCTTTCATCGACAAAACTTGAAATATCAATGAGAGCCTGTTCGAGACTTGTCTCATTGAGATCCGCTGCCGTTGAAAGCTCATTGCGGAAAGTGCTGCCACTTACCAAAGTGTGCGCCGTGGAACAAAGTTCCAAACCGTCCCCTCCGGTGAAGCTGCTGTCAAACGCATTGTTAAGAACCGCTGCGGCCTTAACCTGCTTGGTCTGGCTCATGCTACGTGCCAAAGCTTTCGTATACCTAGAAGCTAGACGATCATAAAGATTGTCTTCAACTGCTTCTTCGGTGATGGAGAATGCAAGTGCAATAGTCTCCATCGTATACCGAGCCGTGTAAGCTTCCTGTGCATCGTCGTAAGATACAGCGGAACCTTCAGTTTTGGTTGGCGCAGTTCCGAAACCACTCAACATCACCTCTTCTTCAAAAGCACGGTCTGAACTTTCCATTGAGAAAATTTGTTCGTGCTCTCTATCATAGCGGTCATATTCAAGACCAAACAAGGCATTCAGGCCGGGTTCCAACTCTTTGACGAGTTGTGCTCTACTAATAGCCATTATTCAACCCTCCTATATGCCAACAGTGGATACAGTGCCACCAGCAGCAGACCCGTTAGGACTGTTGAAGTGGTTGTTCACCCGTACCAAAACACCAATACCGGCTGCTGTAAAATCTTCATTTGCAGCATCTTCAACCCACCCCAATACCCTCAGATTCAAGGAATTGGTGGTGGCAATTGTAGAAACAGCCAGTGTACCAGATGACATACCAGTAGTAGTACTTCCACTGGTCGCTGTGGCAAAGTTTGCGTTTGCAAATACACCGGCTCTCGCCGTTGCCTTGGATGTCCACGTAGCGTCAGTAGCAACTACAAATATTTGATTTGGATCATCTGCGACCCAAGCCTTTACTGGATGATTGCTATCAGCCCCCGAACCGGGCCAATACTGTGACCACGTGGGTTTTCCAGTAGTACTAGCGACATATTCACAACCCATGAAAGCGCCAAGCAAACCAACAGTCCCTCCTGCGGCATTACCTGTTAAATCAATGTACCCCGTAGATAGGGGGATAACAGGTTGACCTTGATAAAGGGCGTTCGAATTGCCATTGGCAATTTCATACATTGTATAGCCACTAACACCAGTGGAGTTGGAGTTTTGACCCATCTTACCGATAGGTCTCAAACCCCACGATCCATTGAGATTAGCCATACCGTTTGCTCCTTAAAGCAATTATGAGATTAAAACAGTAATCCTAAGGTTTCTTAGGACCACCAAACGTTACACGCGATTGTCGTTCAGGTTTCTGAATCGCCATCGAATGGTGCTGCGTCTCTTTTAAGAGATCGTGGTCAACAGCCTGCATAGCTTCAGAAGTCCTATCTCTGAAATACTCAGTCCGCTCTTCAACAATCTCTACTGGAATACGTGCCAGTAAAAGTCCTCCCACCCCAAAGACGCCTTCATATTTACCAGAATCAATAGTTGGAGCCTCAAATTCAGGGTATTCTTCTTTTCGGACCAATTCCCACCCTTCTCTCATGCGGGCGGAAATATTTTTCCGATCATCAAAACCCCTAACTTCGGCTCTTATCCAGCGATGAAGATAGCCTTCAGGTGGTTCAGGAGCGTCTAATAAAGACGGCGGTGCCCAAGGCTTCCGGCGTGGTTTTGCCGTTCGGCTCTTGGAAGCGCGAGGAGTTCGATCAATAGTTGTATCATTCATAATATCGTTCCCATCACGTAGTTTTCTTGTGTTTCGCGTACTCGTCAAGTGGCACTCCTAGTTTTTTAGCAATAGCTACTTCGCTAGGAGAGAGTCTTACTGTTTTGCGCCCAGAACTACTGGAGCGAACGGCAGAAGCCACTGCCTGTTGGGGACGGCGACCTTCTGTTACGGTGACTATTTCCCCTCCGGCAGCGCCGTTAAACTTATGAGGAAACGCCTCCTGCATTCTTCTATCTATTTCATCATAATAGTCTGGATTATTCGTGTCAAAGCCTTCATTTTCAACTAAAGTTTTATGAATTCCAAAAGCGGCGAAAGTCATGGCATCATCGTCGCCAAACCACTCGTTTTTACTCGCCCACTGCTCTGCTTTTGGATCTACCCTTATAGGAACATTGGTTTGTTGCGCGCTCTGTTGCATTTGCGCGCTCTGTTGCATTTGCGCGCTCTGTTGTATTTGCGTGCGCCTAACAAAAGCTTCCTGCTCAAGTTTTGCTGCCTTAACCCGCTCCTCTTCAATAGCCAATTGAGTCATCTTTTTATTTAAACCAACCTGCTCAGAAGTATTGTTGGTAGCTATTGCCACCTCCAAGTCTTTCTGAAGCGCCGCAGATTGAGAAGCTACACGGTCCCCATATTCACTTACATAGCCAACATCTAAATCCTGCACCCTTGTTTTCAGAGAGTTATTCTCTTTCTGTACACCCTGTGCAAAATCTAATGCCGCTTTTTGCTGTCTTTCAGCTTCGCGCAATTTGCGCGTCATCTTGTCAATACGTCTCTGAACTTTTTGGCTGTATTCCTCGTGTTCGGCTTCTTCGCCTCCTCCGGCTTCTTGAACCGGAGAAGCTGTTACCTCGACATCTATAGACTTCCCTTCTGAAGGAAGGTCAATTAATTCTTCTTTAGTCTCTGGCATGGGTCAGTCTCCATGTTATATGTGCAGGATATCTTCCGGATCCTGTATAACGGCGATGATTTCATCATCGTTTAGAATACGCACTTCCCCTCCGTCAATCTTGAATCTTGCTCCCGCATAACGGCCAAATATTACCCAGTCCTTCTCCACGCACCACGGGCCTTCGGGAAACTTATCCTTATCCTTGTAAGCAAGCGCTCCCACTTTTAATACATAACCACACACCGTGGCTAACGCCTCACGATCCACGACTTGATCCGGAAGCAAAATGCCGCCTTCCGTTTTTCCCTTCCCCCTATAAGGAAGAATAAGAATACGCCAGCCAGAGGGAATCGGTAAACGCTCCATGGAGCTTGCATCAATTTTATTTGGATCCAATACCTTTTCTTCTGGCTTTATATAAGCCTTGTCCAAGGAGACTACTTCAGGAATTGATTTATCCCAAACTGGTTTATGGAAATCTCTCACCACTTTAGTTTTGTCCTGAGCAGTCATTTTATTTTTGCGCCCTGATCAATTAAGGAAGGAATTATAAATTTTGGCCGAAAATAAGGTTCTCCTCGGATTTCGCACTCATGTTCCTCTTCGATCTGAGCTTCGATCTGAGCTTCGATCTGAGCTTCGATCTTATCTTCGATCTTATCTTCGATCTGAGCTTCGATCTGAGCTTCGATCATCTGATCTTCGATCTTAGCTTCGATCTGATCTTGTTCATAATCTTCTTCTATTTGATTCTGAATAGAATTTTCTATGAGATATTCTTCATGCTGTTGCGCTAGTTTATCTTCCATTAAATATTGTTTTTCTTTTCGTTTTTCTTGTTCACGATGTTCCTCTTCTAACTCTTCTAACATAGCTTGCTTCACAGCACCCATAGCTTATTCCCCATGTTCCTCATGTTTGTCAAGTATTTGCTTTAATTCATCACTAATATAGTCTATAGATTCTAACGAACCTACCAACCGACTATACTCCTCCATATTTTTAATAGATCCAGACTCCAGCATTTCTGTAATCCGATCACGACGCTCTTTCATAACTTTCAAAAGATGTTGCGCTAAATAAATCCCATCCATTATTTAGTAACACCTTTATATTTTTCCCAGGTACGCAGGCCTCCGAGCCCCAGCATTCCGAGTAAAACAGGCATCATCGTGCTAATGTCTAACTCGGGAAGATGCACTAAATAACCCGTTTGACCCATAATAAAGACAGCTATGGGCTGTATTAAATAGACATAACATAAGGAAAGCCCGCAGGACCACCCGACAAAGGGACGCCAACCGGCGATAAAAAGGTTTCTTGATAAGGCCTCGGCCTTATTAACTTCAAGTTGAGCTATATCGATTTGGGCGAGATGTGTAGTGAGTTGGGCCTCGATTTCCCGTTTTGCTTGTTCTGCCTTCTCTTTGTCCGGGAAAAATCTATCCAAAACATCCCCAACTACAGGGATTAAACTTGGAATAAGACCCGCTAACATTTTTTATTTTCCAATTTATCCGTTCTTTTTTCTATTTGGCGCGTTATATACAACAATCGCTCCAGTTTCTCTTCTGTTTTAGCCTGAAACGTGGCCTTTTCTTTTGTATTTTGATGTAAATTTTCCGGTTGCAAAATGCTCGTAACAACCGCTAATTTATTTTCGATAACAGTTGTGCGAATATATATTGAATCAATACGTTCAGATTCTCCTGAATGTTGATTCTCTAGTTTCTCCATGTCTTTGATAATGGCTTTTAATTGATTCTTGGCTACACCCCATGCAGCCGCAAGGCTAGCTAGGATGCCGCCAAGAGTTATTATTAATCTGTAGTCATACCCGCCATAACCAAGTATTTCTGGTCAATCAGAATACCAACACCCATAACCGCAACACCAATCGCGGCATAAGTCGAAGGTTCGCGTATTCGTCCTACAGCCCAAATAATCATCGAGACCACCTAATAATAAGTGAAAGATTTGGCCCTAAGAGCGGCCCCTGTTCCACGTTTCGTGCCCTTTTCAACTACAACATTGGGGGAATCTAGGGAAGGAACTATTTTTGGACCATTATAAGGAACAGTTCCCTGTCCTTTTATAATCATACCTTTTGCAATTCTTCCTGCAAGGGGCTTGTTACTTTTTTCAGCCATCTTAATTACCTTTCTGTTTCAGGAGTTCTCGTTCTCGTGCAGCGCGTATGCGCGCATCTACAATTCCCTCATTAGACTGAATGCGTTTGTTGCCTAACGCCACTGTATTCTGATTTTTCCGCTTGTCCAATTCAAGCCTTTGTAAATCAATGCTCGTATCCTGCTGATCTTTACGGGCCTTGATTTCCAGATCCTGTGATTTCAGCGCGATTAAGGGGTCTTCTTGTCCCTGCCCGCTTAATTGAGCACTTATCTGCTTAATTTCCTGCATTCCCTGAGAAATTAAATCCGCAACCAGACCCTCAATTTGCATAAACTGTTCAGGGGATATTTCTTGTCCCTGTATCTGCTCCCCCATCTCAGACATTACCTGCTCTCTCGCCTTCAATGCAATGTGATCCATTACATGCTTTTGGAGCGCCATAACTGTTTGAGGTAACTGGGATACCATACCGGATGATCCAAATACAAGATGCGACATAATATGTGCATCGTGATTTTGTCCTTCGAAGGCCTCTAAAGGAGAATTTTCCAATGAATCGGAATTTTCTGCTGCGGGATCTTTCGGTTCCGGATCCCCTTGCTCCATGGGCTTCAGAATGGTGTCAACATCGCGCACACCAAGCGCCTTATACATGCGCCTATACGCTTCATACATGTTATGAAGATCGGGGGCCGATTGTGCCAGTTGTAGTTCCGTTTGTGCCAATGTAACGCGTTGGGCAGTTGAGAAGATGTTGGGATCGGCTACTGGAACAACATCAATCCGGTCATCAAAGTCTTCCGACTTTATGGTTCTTTCCGCACCCACAACATTGTACGGATATTCCGGAGGCAAAAATTCTCCGAAGACATGAGCCAGTAAAAAGAACTCTTCTTTAAGGCCATAGTACAACCGCTTGTGAATAGCGGACATTACTTTGGCCCCCTGCTCCAACATGGCAATCGTCGTTCCAACAGGAGCCTGCTGATTGCCTTCTCCAACCTGTAAATTGGATACGGCAGCAAATCGTTGACCGGCGTCCACGCAAAAGCCCATCAATTGGAACAATGTTGGATCAGCACCTTTATAAGGGAGCAGCATCAAGGCATCGCGGATAGCGCCCCCCGGTGCGTCAACGTCGCGGAATTCTCCCGGCGACAGCGGCTCATCATCATTACGGATACGAAGTCCGCGCGCCTTGAACCCTGCTGGGAGATTGGACAGGGTTCCGGCGTCTATGAGTTGACGTAGCGCCGCCGTCGCCGTTCGACTCAGCCCTCCAATCATATGGATCAGGCCAAGACCGTAAAAACCAAAACCGGGCAAAAACTTGAAGTGAACAAAATATTGAATCTTGTTCTTATGAGAATCTTCTTCGTTCCAATTGCGCCGGATACTGAGAACTTTTCCATTATTCTCAGATACCGTTACAATATAAGGAAGCTTGATCTTGGTGTTTTCCCCGTCATCTCCAACGTCTTCATAACCCGTAATATCCAAAGCAATGTGGCATTCCAATAAGGTTACGTCGGTATCAAGATAGGAGGGTTCCACACCGGAAATATCGTTCATCTCCTCTTTAATTTGAGAGGGGTCGGCTTGCGAAGGTGTTACCTCGATATCACGGTAAAACCCTGCAACCTGTTTCTTGCGTAAATCATTTTCACTTATCTGAATGACATGCGTAACGTTTTCAGCCGTTTCCAGATCCGTCGCCGTATACGGGACAACCAGTTGTTCAGCCGGTACAAACTTACTAACGGCCCTACCCAAAAACTCATCATAATAAACCTTCTTAAAAGTAGAGCCTGACAGCGGCAGATAAAACAACATCTGGTCAAATTCAGGCGTGTATTCCTTCATAACAGACGTAATCTGGTAATTCATGTAATGGCGGACGCGCTCTGACTGTTGCTCAACCTCCGGCGTCGCCCGTCCTATAATTTCAGTCCTGACAGGCCCCCCGGACGGAAAAAGCTCCCCGAAAGCCTGCGCCTGAAATTGTGTGACGGCTTCGGCCAATAAAGGATGCGTTACACCCGAAGCGCCGCGAAATGGCTGCGTTCGCTCCTGATATTTGAATCCAAGAAGCTCAAGTCCGTTCGTATAGGTGTCTTCCCAATCCTTACGACCAGACTTGTTCGACTCATATTCCTCAAGAACTGTAGACGCAATACGGGCTAAATCAGTGTCGGAAATCTCTTCGGCTAAATTGTCGTAAAATTCTCCTGAACCTTGGGCCGTGGGCTGTGGATCGAAATCCACGGTAACTCCACCATCCTCCTCCATTTCAACAGTCAGGCCGGGAGCCTCAATTACAACGTCTCCCTCTACAGGAACCACGGCCCCCTGACCCTCCTCCACGTCCAACTCAACAGGAGGAATTTCATTGCGTCTTTCTACAAGGGAAGAGGTTCCAAAATTACTTCTTGGAAGAGGATTTTGTGCCATACCTTTTATCCACGCCTTGTATACAGAGAACCAATTCCACCATAAAGGCGTTCACGCATGTCTTTTCCTGCTTCTCCAGCCGTCATGTAACCACGAGGACTCGGGACGCCACCATGAGCCATTCCTTGGGGAGCAAAAGGATACGAGAACTTTCTGTTCCGGAAATCCGTGGGATTTTGTTCAACTTGCGGAGGGTAATAATCTCCCGTTCCTCCCTCATACCCCGGAAAGCTTTGCATTCCCGACTTGGGCTGCATCTGCTGCATCTGCTGCAT